ACATCCGTGGTGTCAGAGGTGCTGGTAACGATGAGATGTTCCATCTTTTCGTAACTCCACAAGTTATGGCTGATCTTAAACTAGATTCAGACTTCTTAGCTAACGTTAGGAATGCTGGAATCAGAGGACCACAATCAAGCTTGTTTGCTGGTTCTTCTAGTTTAATGGTTGACGGTGTAATGGTACATGAATTCAGACATGTATTTGATACTTCAGGAGCTACTTCTGGATCATCAAGTAATGCTGGTTCTGCTGGCTATAAATGGGGCGCTAACGCCGACGTTAATGGTTCAGCTTGCCTATTCTGTGGAGCCCAAGCTCTTGCTATGGCTGATATCGGTTTACCAGAAATGGTTGAAGATAACTTCGACTACGGTAACCAAAATGGTATCTCTATTGGTAAGATTTTCGGCCTTAGAAAACCAAAATATCAAAGCGACCACAACAGTGCTGTTGAGGACTTTGGTGTAATCAGACTAGATGTTGCTTACGCATAATCCAGTCTTAATTAAAGTGGGAGCCATCTTCGGGTGGCTCTCCTTTATTTTTTAATTTAGGAGTAATTATGAAAATTATAGCTGACGAGGATATGTATATATCATCAACATGGGGAGCGTCTATTAGATTATATAAAGGCGTAATAAAAGAAGTGGGAGACGATTTAGGTTTATTAGCATTACAAGAAGGTGCTAGAAGAGTTGAAGATGCACCACTTAGAAATCCTTCTCTTATTGCAAGGGAAGATGAAATTGTGGAGGATGCAGTTGAAGTAATAGACGGAGTTGAAGTAATAGAATTTGGAGAAGATTATGCCCGTGATAAAGAAGACGGATCGGATCAAGAAGAGGCTGAAATACCAGGAGTATCTGAAGAGGAAGAAACAGATAGAGGAGAAAAGTTAAAAGCTGCAATGGAGCAAATTTTAGATGAAGGTGCTCCTAAAGACTTTACTTCAGAAGGGTTGCCTAAACAGTCTGTAATAAAAGCAGTGTTTGGGGAACAAATTAGTTCAGATGAAAGGGATGAAGTCTGGGCAGAAATTATAGTAAATAGAGAAGAAGATTAATGGCATCAGTAACAACAGGCGCAAACATACTAGCTAGAGTAGAAAGTATATTACAGGACACTGCAAACGTAAGGTGGACTGAAGCTGAGTTGTTAAATTATGTTAATGATGGGCAGAGGGAGATAGCAAATCTTGCTCCTTCTGCTACTGCTATACATTATAATGTTGCTTTAGTAGTTGGTACTAAACAAACATTACCTTCTGATGGGTTAAAACTAATTGATGTAGTTCGTAATATGTCTGATGCCTCTGGTGGTGCGACAGGTAAAAGGAGTATTAGGTTAGTATCAAAAGATATTATAGATACACAAAACCCAGATTGGCATGATCCTACAGTTACAGGGGACGCAGCCCACAGTACAACTGTAAAACATTTTATGTTTGATGAGAATGACCCTTTGAATTATTACGTTTATCCAGGTGCTTCATCAACAAGTACTTTTGTAGAATTAATTTATTCGCAGAGACCTACGGATTTAGCAAATACATCTTCTACTATTTCGGTTCCTGATAACTACTCAAATGCTCTTATAGATTACACTTTGTTTAGAGCATTTATAAAAGATGCAGAATATGCAGGTAATGCAACAAGAGCTGCAACACACTATCAATTGTTTACTGTCAGTGTAACTGGCAAAGCGCAGATTGATGCTTTAATAAAACCTGATATACAAATAATGAGCGCGACATAATGGCTAGTTTTGAATCATTTATGAAAGATGTATTACCCTACGTACCTGGGTGTCCAGATACAGTTGTAGAGAATGCACTAAGATCATCATCAATTGAACTTTGTGAAAAAGCTGCGGTCTATACTAAAGAGCTAGACCCTATCAGCACAGTAGCAGGAATTTACGAGTACGAGTTTGGTCAGCCAACTGGTACTAAAGTAGATAAAGTTATCTGGGGTATTTACGATGGTAAAGACTTAGAAGCAATTACCCCTAGAGCTTTAGAGAGTAGAAAGCCGAAATGGAGGGAATCTTCTAACTCTGGAACTCCAGAATATTTTTTACAGCAATCTCCTGATTTGTTTTGGCTTGTACCAATACCTGATACTAGTTTAACAAACGGGATAATTTTAAATGTATCTTTAAAACCATCTAGGTCATCTAATAATATTGCTACGGAAATAGCAGATGATTACAGAGACGGAATTATTTTTGGTGCGTTGTACAGATTGCTACGTATGCCTGCTAGAGATTGGACTGACCCAAATGCAGCTAGAGATTACGCAGGGTTATTTGCAAATACAGTACAAGAAGCTGAAATAAAAGCTAGAAGAGCCGATATAGGAGTTGGTAGGAAAGTTAAATATGCTGGTGTTGGAGTAGCACCTACTAGAAGATATCGGAGGTATGGCTCGGAGAAAGGGTAAATGGGAGTAAAGTTTAGTAAGATACATGTAGATGACTTACAATTTGTTTACGGATATTTAGAGGAGAAATTAAAATATATAACTGAAAAAAGCTATTCTGATTGGGTGCCTGCAGATGTATATGTAGCACTTAAAAATAAAGAAGCTGATTTGTATATAGCGTATGAAAAAGATAAAGATGTAGGGTTTATAGTTACTGCAATACAAGACAATTATGGTGGTGGGCCCACTTTATATGTTTGGGTAGCTTACCAAGACCCTAAATACGGATATACAAAAAACGGTTTTGATTTGTTAGAAAAGCTTGCAGAAGAGTTACAAGCAGATAATATAGAGTTTCAGACTAGTCGAAAAGG